GGTATCAGCCAAATAACTTGAGTTTGCAATTGAAGCATCACCCACAGATACATCTCTATTTCCAGATGATGTCAGCAATGTTGTATAGTTTAAGATTTTAACGAAGCCCGGCTCGACGTTCATCCACAGGTTGCCGTTTTTATCTTTGTTTACAGTACATTCAAACTGCTTTGCATCGGGCTTAACTTGTGGAATAACTAGCGACACTGTGTCGCCTGTTTCGTAGATGTCATACCCTACGCCTGGGACTATGCGTTTCATTTGACGCGAGGATAACGACCACTGCCCGAACGTGGATAGACGTCGGTATCTAGGCCGTCTACTGCCACTAATATTTCGTAAGACACCTTAACCAATTTTCCAAAGTACTCAAGGGATACGCTTGTAAGTAAGAGCTGAGGAGACTCGTCGGCTGCTTCCCAATAACCAGCCTTGCCCCATTGAGGGCCTAATGCCTGAAGCCCTGCGAGCAAATTGCCTGTACCCCAATTACCTGTTGATGAAGAAGTGCATTGCAGGTCTTTTAATGTCTTAGCGACTGAGATGTCCGATGTGTAGAAGTGACCGTTAATGCTAAACGATGGAGAGTAATAACTTTTTAGGCCGTACTTTGGATAAGTTGGATCGCTAAACTCTTTGAAGTTTCCAGCGCCATCAAATGTTGCACCAAACAAAGGAGCGGAAGCAGTGCCGCCAATTTTATCGACGAAAGCAGGGTGACGAGCAATGGGGTCAGTAGTAGTCGCACCGCGTCCGTTTACTTCGGGGTCTGTACGTGAGCCATTTGCAATGCCGCAGTACTCTGCCGTGATGACTTGCAGGCCGTTGCTGTTCATGCTGGACGATGCCTTGTGGCAAACTAACCGAGGGTCATTCTCGAAGATGTCACCGCGTTTAGGGGCTTTAGCAATTAGACCCGATCCAGCCGCGCCGTACTCCGTATTTTGAGAGACAATGTATGTTGCTCGGCAGGTGAGTAAGCCGAAGCCGTCGTCCTCGATAGTCCAGCCGGGCTGAAGTTTCTTAGAGGTTAGGCTGTTACCTTTGTTTACTTGTGCCATAAATTATCGGAGCATACGGCTTGGTTTTGTACCGAAGCGGATGTTGGTAGCCAACGCATCTAATTCTTCCCGCGTTGCGTCGGGCTTAGTAAAGTTGCTTTGACCAGGGATTGAACCCGACCCAAGCGAAGGGGCGGTGTTAGAAGCAATCGTTGCAAGGTAATTGGTCTGTGCCTGAGCAAGTGCCATCGAGGTAGCCATGCCAAGGCCTTGAGCTGTGGAGACATTTGCACCGCCTGCACCGAGGGCAGACTTAGCCGCACCTGTTGCGCCTAATGCGGCAAGACCCTTTGCCATTTCTTTATCTGCGGTACTAGGGGGAGGTGCTCCTGGAGTTGGCGCACTTACCATTGCACCTGCTGTACGACCGAGTGCTCCACCGAAACCGATGCCTCCCGGTATAAATCCTCCAAGGATACTTCCCGCAACTTGTCCACCTTCCGGAGTTAATAAACGATTACCGATTTCGGCTTGTGATGCTCTGCTCTGCCTGCGAAGTCGGTCTAACTTTTTGTCGAAGTCGTCGAGCTTATCGATTGTGGACTGCGGGATAATTTCCTGCTCGCTGACGCGGGACATTGCCGTACGCATACCGTCGAGCAAAGGGACAAGCTCTTGGGCTTTGGAACCAAGCACCGAGGCCGCTACATTATATTTCTGCTGGGCTGTGTCTGCACCCTCAACGGCTGCGGAAAGTTTTAACATGACTTCCATTGCGTCGGCATTGCCTGAGGTCACTTGCTCTTGAGTGTAACCCATAAGTTGAAGTACCTTGCTTTGCTTGCTACCTTCGACCTGTGCGTCGCGAATAAACTCTTTAACGGTCTTAAGACCTTTCATGAATTGCGTTTGCTCTAATCCTGCTTCCTGAGCGGCTGCCGCTAATTTCTGATACTCGCTAGTAGTCAATCCTGCCGCCTTTGCCGCGTCGTTTAAGTTGCCTACGTCTTTTAACGTTTGCATGAAGGTTGAAAAAGCCTCCGAGGCCATTGCCAAGCCGCGATCTAAGAGCACCGTAGCCGAGAACATTCCAGCAATGCGACCGCCAAAGTCTGACAGCTCTTTTTTAAGCCCCGACAGTTTGCCGGTGGCCTTGTCATTTGCGACGATATCAAACTCGATGGAGCGGCTCATGGTTTCTCTACCTTTGCCAACTCGTCAAACAGCGCTTCGTCCTCGGTCGTCAATATATCCACCTTAGCGCCATCCTGAACCGAGAGCGTCGTCGATAGCCACATGGCGTAAGCCTCGGGTAAATGAATGGCCTCGTCGTGCGATACCCCATTCTTCACAAGGTTAGCGATAGTCGATAAAGCCCAAGGCACGCCCGACATCCGCGCGTCACCTTCGCCCTGGTCATCCTTCTGCCAAAATTGAGGCCAAGCATCAGATCGCATATGCGACTTAGCAGACTCCACGGCCTCCACCATGTAAGAGACTTTCTTAAGTCGGAACGCGTAAAACTTTTCCTTCATGGAAAGCGAGAAAGCAAAGGGACGCTCCGAGCACACCTTGCAGAATATAATAACATCAAAAGCAGTCACCGCACCGCCCAAGGCAAAGGGCGACTCAAGGGCAGCCAACTGTATCCGATGCTTAAGGCAAAAAGGCTTTAGCTCGTACCCAAGTAAGGTCTTACGCTTGGGGGTCAGAAATGCCTCTAGAAATCGCTTGTCCATAGGAAGGGCTAGACCATGCCATCAAAACGCCTCTCAAGGCAAGCCAAGGGGCAAAGAAAAGGCCCTCCGTAGAGAGCCTAGTCACCTTTCGCGTCAGCTAAGGATTTGTCGGGATAACTTATACCTTAGTAGGTAATGTCCTCATGCTGCTGGGCAGAGAGGGAAATTAACGAGAAGCCTTTAGCCTGCCCACGATCTTCGATGCGGGTGACAACTCCTGAGAAGGTGATTTCATTGCCTGTGAAAGCAAAGGTGTCACCGATAGCGATTGAGAAAGACGATGTTTGTAACACGCCCTCGACGCTGATTTCGTTACTGCGACCGTCTAAGCGGTGAGTAATCGTGCGACCATGTTCTCCGGCTACTTTGTCTTCCAGCTCAAATGAGCGGGTAATCGTGTAACTCTGGACTGTGAGCGATGTCACTTGTCCGGTAGTAAACGAATAAACGTGTGCTGTTCCTTTTACGACGGCTGCCATAGTGTTATACCTTTGCGTCCTCTGTAAAGACTCAGGCAGGTAGGACGGCTAGGACGGTAAAGACAGCCATGGAACCCAAGGCCCTGTCTCCGTTCGATTGGTCTACGGATTGATATATAACGTCGTAGCAGGTGGCGTCGGCTTGGCTTGTGAATAGTGCCTTAATGGCGGTCACATCTTGCATAGCGCCTAAGACAGCCGCGGAGCGTGCTCGGTGAACGGTCAAGGCCGTTGCTTCGTCTGCCGAGGTAAAGGTGGCGATGTTTACGGTGCAAGCGTAGTTGCCTAAGCCTTCGGGCAGATCGGGGGCGGGCGAGACATTCTCGCAGGAGACAATCACGCTCGGTAATTGTAACTTATCGACCTCGATACCTTTTTCAATGTTCACACCGGATAACTCGGTCTGAGCTGTGAGTTGTGCGACTAGTGCAGTCTCTACTATTTCGCGTATAGATTTTGTTCCCATAAATTATTTGCGTACCGTAATACGGTTGGCGTTCCAGAGTCTAACAGATTTATCGACTTCCTTTTGGTAAGGGTTGTTAGCCAGGTTAATCTGTCGGAGGCGTATAACGTTGCGGATTGTGTCAGCGTCGCTCGATACGCCCATAGTGTCACCTATACCGTTAATTATCTTAATGCGTTTATGGGCTTCGTCGCCACGTACTGCGCCCATGCCCTTGTTGCCATGCTTGCTTATCCATTGGTTAATCTTGCCGCCTGCGGGCTTAACGATGCGTCCGTTAAGGCTAATCTTACCGATGCCCTGGATGACGTTTGCCCATGCAGACTTTAATAAGCCAACAGACTGCTGCCGTAACTCGACATACTTTTTAATAACAGACGAGTCTACGAGATAGGGATTTTTCTTTATGTCCTGACTTGGCCCACGGTTACGCGTGATACGTCCACGGTATAAAGACCGCTCGGCCTTGTGAGCCGATGCCATTTGTGCGGGAGTAGTTAGCATCCGGCTACGGTCACGGTTTGCCATTAAGTTTTTAGCCTTGCCGTAAGCGCGGTCTAAATTGGTGTCTGCCCAAATCGCACCGATAACAGAATTACCAGGGAGCGAGATAGAGCTACGCTTCCACTTCATGAAAGACTCCATCGAGCCGTAGACAGGATCTACTGCACCAGCAAGGCGGTCATCGGTAGGTCTGAACATGGAACGGATGTCTCGCTCTGCCGCCTGCTTACCTACTAACTCGTCATTCTTTCCTAAGCCTGCCGTTCCCTTTTCGTTATTCTCACGGATTAAAAACGGAGGCGTAAACTTTAGAAAGGCTAAGGCGCACAAGGCCGCCTCATGCTTAAGGCAGTTATAAGTTAATTGACCTAAGTAAGTATTATACGTCCCGAGGTCATTTGCTAAGCCTTTAGGGGTCTTAGAAGGATGGACGTTAATGCTTATCATCGCTCGTCCTCAGCTCGTACCTGCAATGTCACCCAAGCCGAGCCGGGCTTATAGGTTGAGCCGACGATGCGGTACTTGCGATTGCTCTGCTCCGTAGCAACGAGAGTTTGCCCGATGGCTAGCGTCGAGACAATGCTACCCGATGAGATAGCCGCGGCACAGGCCGTACCGTAGGAAGTAGTCCAGGATGCCGTCGATGCGACGATGCGGGCCTCGTGGTTTACGCGCTCGATAAAGCCCCCAGCGTTTAAGTCCTGGCTAATGCTAGGAAGCCCGATGATGACCTGCCACGAAGTCGTGCCGGCAACCGTTGTCCATGTCTGAGCGAGGTCGGCCATGTCGCCGACTATATCTTTAGCGTCTGCAATAAGGTCGGACGTATTCATCTATCATTGCCGAAGTCGTAAAAACAAAAAGGCCACCCGATTAAGAGTGGCCTAGTTGAAGTCTATCTAAGACTGATTAGGCAGACTTGAGACGGACGAGCGAAGTCGAACGACCGACAGCACAACCGAACAACAGAGTTGCGGTGATGTTGTAGAAGCCGGACTGCTCTTGACCCATGATGATCTGAACCGAGAGACCTGTGTCCAAGTCAGTTCCGACTGCGACGTCGAAGCCAGGGATTTCAGTCAGAGGGAGAGCGGTCGCAACTGCGATAGCGTCTGCACCACAAGCGAAGCCTGAGAGGTCTTGGCTGTTCGATGCGAGATTGCTGAATTGATAGACGCTTGCACCTGCGAGTGTACCGATTGCACCGGAGCTGATGACGTTTGCACCGAGGCCGTTAGCGGCGACGATTTTGGAGTCAGAGCGAAGGTCAGCAATATACTTGCTGTTTAAGACAATAGCGCGTGGGTTAGCTGCCTTAGCATCGTCGAGGGTCTTTTGGCTAGTAACTGCTTCGTCGTAACTGAAGTCTGCACCGATGGTAGCAGAAGCCGCATAGTTCGAAGAAGTGATTAAAGCGTTGATGTCGTCCATGCACTTTTGAGCAAGGGCGTTAGAAGCGGTAACAGCGAAGTTCTGGAAGAAGCTCATGCCGTAGTCGCGGATGTTCAAAGGAGTGACGCG